ACCGTGGCTTGCGATTTACACGCGCGCGGATGGGAACGGGAACACGCCGCGCGTCTACTCATGGTTCAAGCAGCAGCGCTGGGGTTGGACGCTGACGGGCTTGCAGATTTACCACGCCAAATACGCAACGCCTTTGGTAAAGAGCGTACTCCGATCATGGACCGCGCTGAGGACACGGCGCCAGTGTTCGACGATACGGACACGGCGCAAGCCGACACACTTGCGGGTTGCATCCATGAGTGGTTGCATAGTAAAGAGCTTCCCACCATTGAAACGAATACCTGGCTAGACGTGGCGCTAGGCGGGCTGAAGCGTGGCCAGTTGGTTTGTTTTACAGGCGCGCCGGGCGTAGGCAAGAGCGCGCTGGCGCTACAGATTGTGCTAGACGCAACCCAAGCCAACCCTGATTTAGTTTCCGCATGGTGCCTGGGCGAAATGACTAAGACCGCCATAGCCGCGCGCGCCATTGCAAATTGGGATACCAAGGCAACCGTAACCCTAGACCAAGCAATACAGAAAACAGAGGCCGCGCAAGCGGTGGCAGAAAACCTACACGCGTACGCCGACAGAATAAAAATTATAATGCCACCTTTAAACTTTGCGAACATGGCGCAAGTGGTGGAGCGCGCGGGCGCCAGTATACTTGTTATAGATTATTTGCAGTTGGTAAACGGTATAGACCCGCGCGCTGACAGGCGAACGGAAATAGATAGCGTCATCCGTGGCGTACGGGCGCTAGCGATCAGTAGCAATTTAGCCGTGATCCTAATAAGCAATATGGCGAAACAGAATGGGGAGTACCGCATAGGCAACATCGGTAAAGAATCAAGTGAAATTGACTACCAAGTAGATTCGTTATTCGTTGGCGAAATTGCATTAGACGAGTCGCTGCTAGAAAACGGGAAGAAACGGATCACCTGGCGCTGCATGAAGAACCGCCACGGCGAGCAAAAGGATTTCACCACCGCATTCTCAGGCGCCCACCAACAATTTGAGATTCTAGGGTAATGGGCAAGGGCGTCTACACGGGCGCATTGCCCACTAAGCTAAACAAGAAACAGCCGCGGCGCAGTGGGTCCATGAAGGAACTGAACCGCCGGCTAGGGGAGTGGATGAATACCCACACCATGCACACCCTGAGCAAGCCAGCGCTGCAAATCCTATTAGGGTTCAGCATTCGAGGGCGCTGGGATACGTGCCAGTGGCGCTGTGGCCACAAGGCGATAGCCACCCAGTACGGCGCCGCATTGCACGAAAATAAAGGTGTAATTCTAGGCGTCAAAGGCGGGGTAGATCACCGCAGAATTTCGATTGGGTTCAAGGAACTAATACGAAAGGGGGTAGTCATTGTGATAAAAAAACGCCAAGGAATCGAGTCCGCAACCTATGAATTAACCGACCCAGCAAAGGTACCGAAGGGGCTATATAATCACGAACAGGGGGCTATACTATCACGAACAGGGGGCTATACAGTCACACCCCTTACAAATGTACTTACAAGTATATACAAAGGGACGCCCCTAAATGGGGGCGCCCCAACCCCTCAAGAGAGCGCGGCGCCCCTTGACTGAGCTAGAGCGCTTTAATCGAATCCTAGACCGTCTTAGGGCTAACGGCGCCTACGCCGCTGCCGACTCGCTGCTAGGGTTCCTAGGGCGCCTAGACGCCGCGGTGTCGCAAGCCAAGGCGGACAGGGACGCGCTGGAACACTTGCGGGTCCAGCTCATGCTTTGCACCGAAGATAAGAACCGCGCCCAAGACGTTGTACGAATTACAATAGCCGCAGCGGGTGAACACTTGCGGGAACGACAGCCAGGCAAGAAAACAGGTGGCCGGCGCGGTGGCATACGTTTATAGCCGTTTCTACCTTAAAAACGCCATTGTAAAAATCTTTGATTTTTTTACGTATTGCGCTTGACAGTAACGGTAAGCGTGTTACTATTACTCCATGTCAATCATAAACCTAGAAACTACAACCTGGAAAGCAACCCATTCTTTATTTCAGTTAGATAAAACATTTATTGGCACTGAAGATTACATGGGCGTATGTTACTTTTGGGATTACGAATACAGGCATTCAATGCGACCAACCACCGCCAAACAACGCAAGACAATACACCACGCTTTAATAAAAGCTGGGTTAGACGTTGGCGGCAAAAGCGATTCACACGCGCAAATAATTAGAAAGCATTGCTTGAAGTGGGATAAAAATGCTTAGTGCTAAAGACGTAGCCACCGCGCTGGGTTGCAGCTTGCCAGGTGTGTGGCGCAGAGCGCGCACACTTGGCATTGGTAAACGAATAGGTAGCACCATGGTATTTACACAAGCTGATGTAAAGCGCTTGGCGCCACGCCAGCGCGGATACCAAGGCCACCGTAGCATTCCTAGCAAGTAGAATTATAATGCACCGGTGGATGATTTAAAGGATGAGGACAGCGAGGAAATAACCCTAAACGGCGGGCCGTGTTGTGGCGATACCGCAACCGTAGCGATTGGCCCAAAACCTGACACACAGATGCGTTTGGTTGTGTTGCGCGGTATATGTCTGGACCATGAAATGTGGACATCGAAGCGCGGGTCATATTCCGAAGCTTTATACGCGCGCATGGCCGATGGCAAGTGGTGGTATATCGGGCGCTTCCGAGTCATCGACGGCGGGGAAGTCAAGTTTTATGAGGGATAAACTTGCTAAATAAATACTTGCGGTAGAATACACGTATGGCTATCCATTCCAAGACAAAGGGTAAATGTGGTGAGCGTGAGGCCGCGGCGGAGTTAATGCAATGGTGGAAATTAAACGGGGTGCGGCGCAGTGTGCAATTCTGCGGCGGTGACGGAACCGCAGATTTAACGGGTACGGGGCGGTTACACGTTGAGGTCAAGCGCCGCAAATCAATTAAGACCGTTACGGAATGGCTAGAGCAAGCCGAGCGTGACGCCAGCGCCACGGGGAATATTCCCGTGGTGGTGTTCCGCCAAGACGGCGCGGGTGAATGGGTGGCGATGATGCGATTAAAAGACGCGCCGGCATTCGCGCGCGAAATACAAACATTAACAGGGGAAACGATTGGCGCCAACACAATATAAAGAGCGGGTAGACCCAAAGCATTATAGACCAGGCAGCGCCAAGGGTTCGCGCTGGACCGTTGTGCAACACGAAAAGAATATACACAGGATTATAATTGAGAATGGCGAGAGCCGCAAGAATGTAAGCCAGTGGTTTCTATTGAGCAGCGACCGCCACCACGATAACGCGCACACCGACCAAGACCTAGAGCTAAAGCATTTAAAGGAAGCTAAGAAACGCAACGCCATTATAATGGATTTTGGCGATCTCTTTTGCGCCATGAACGGGAAATGGGACACACGCAGTAGCCGCGATTCGTTGCGCCCTGAGCATCAAGACGGGCATTACTTAGATAGGTTGGTCAAGACCGCCGCGGAATTCTACCAACCGTATTCTGAGAATATAGCGTTGGTCACAAGGGGCAACCACGAAACCGCAATAACGAAACGACACGAAACAGATTTAACCACACAACTGACGGCGCGTCTAAGCGCCAAGAGCAAGTACCCAGTGTATAACGGTGGTTATACTGGATGGGTTATTATAAGTCTGTACTCAGGCGGCGCCTACTTTAATCTTAAACTGCATTACACTCACGGCCTTGGCGCCGGCGGAATCATGTCACACGGAACGCTTGCCACTAGGCGTATCGCCAGCTTTATTTCAGGCGCGGATATATTCGTAAGCGGACATACCCATGACAGCTGGATAGTTACCCTAGCAGAGCAGCGATTGGTAACCATGAACGGAATATACAAGACCGTTATAATGCCTAGCCATCATGTTAAATGCGGCACGTATAAGGATGAGTATTCCACAGGTTATGGCGGCTGGCACATTGAAACGGGCAAGCCACCGAAAATACTAGGCGCGGTGTGGATGCGGCTGAAATGGGATGGTGAGTATGAAGGCGGCGGGCTAGCGGTAGAGTTTACAAGGGCAGATTAAATGCAACCAATACGGGTTAAACTAAACGAGGTGGTATGGCGCATACGCTTTGTTAAGTCCACCGCTATAAGCAAGCGCGCTGACGGTACGATTGACTGGCCACCTGGACGTCACCCAACAATAACCATAAGGGATTCGCTAAAGGGGCGCGTACGTCTTGAAGTGATATTGCATGAATGTATACACGGTTCATTACCCTTACTCGATGAGCAAGCGGTAACGGACAGCGCGCGCTGGATTAGCCAGGCGCTTTGGAAGGTGGGATACCGATGCCCATAAAGCCACCGATCCTAGGCGCCAAAGCCAAGGCCGCACAGCCTAAGCAGCGAGCGCCGGACTTACGCCCTAACAGTGGAGTCCGCGGATACGGGAAGGATTGGCAGCGCTTGCGCGCTAAGGTAATCAGCGAGGAGCCATTGTGCCGGCTGTGTTTAAAGGGGAGCCACAGCCAGCGCCCGCGCATTGAAGCGGCGGTAGAGGTGGATCATATAGTGCCTGTCACACTTGCGCCAGAATTACGTTTAACACGGAGTAACCTAATGCCGCTGTGCAAGTCATGCCACCGCCGTAAGACCATAATGGAACGTACGCCACTGCGCCAGCCGTGACGCGCTAACGCCACTAAACGCCCTAAAGTGGCGATTCTGACGCACTAACGCCACTTACTCCCCAATAGTGGCGATTCTGACCCAAAAACGCCACTAAAAACGGACGTACGGGGGGGGTGGCGATTCAGTCATGAAACATGGGTAACCGTCCTCCGCAAATCCACACACACGCCCGACAGTATAGAAAAGACCCTTTTTATTTAATACCTTGATTATTTGCGCGCCAGTGCGCGTATTATTTCGGGTGGTATACATTTCGCGCGCAACTTGTATATTTTTTTTGTGTCTGTATACTCGTTTACAATGTCGCGCGGGCCACAACGAACGCCAACTAAAATACTAATTGATAGAGGTTCGGAACATGGCCTCGCGCGATCATTAAAGGAAGTCCAGGGGACTGACGGTATTCCAAAGCCGTGGCCATTCATTCTAGAAAATACTGAAGCGCTGGAAATGTACGATATTCTGTTGCGTGATATTGGCGCGCTGGGAGTATTAAAGATGCAAGACGGGCTAGCGCTGAGCATTTGCGCGGAAGCGCTGGCAAAGGGCAACCACTGCGAGCGCATGATTGAGGAAACGGGCGGCGATTGTGTGGAAACCCCGCAAGGTTTGGTAGTCAATCCGTGGAGCCGGCGCGCGCGTGACGCTAGGGCGGACGCGGTGAAGATCATCCAAGCCTACGGGCTGACCGCCAGCGCCCGCGTAGGGCTGACCACGCAAGCCGTGGCCGCGGTGAGCGGCGCCGCAAAGCTAGCCGCTAGGTTTACCAATGCCAAGAAAACGTAAGATTGTTTGCCCCAAGAATATTCCAGGCTATGACCCAGTAGCCACCGCGGCGCCAGGGGACTACTACGATAATGAGCGGGCAGAAAATGCGTGTTGGTTTTTTGAAACCCACATAACCCATTATAAAGGCAAGTGGGCGGGTAAGCCATTTATCTTAGAGTCATGGCAACACTCGTTTATATCTAATCTGTTCGGGTGGATGCGCGAGGATGGGACGCGGCGCTATCGAAATGCTTTTGTGGAAATACCACGCAAGAATGGAAAGACCACGATGATGGCCGCGGTGGGATTATATTGCTTGTTAGCTGACGGCGAGAATGCACCCGAAGTAGTGATAGCCGCAAGTAGCCGGGACCAGGCGGCGGTATGCGGTGACACGGCGCGCATGATGGTAAAGAATTCCAAGACGCTGAGCGAATGCGTCGAGGTCATGCGGAACACCATATCGTCTAAAGATAACGCGGGACGCCTGGATATAATCAGCAGCGATGCAGCCAATAAGCACGGCAAAAGTTGTAGCACTATTATACTGGATGAGGTCCATACATTTGGACCAGCGGGCGAGGAGTTATACAACGCTTTGGTAACGGGTGTGGGCGCGCGCGCGCAACCACTTATACTAAGCATAACCACCGCGGGGCATGACAAGAATTCGTTATGTTGGAAGCTGCATCAGTATGCGGATCATGTCCGCAAGGGTATAGTAAAAGACCCAGCATTCTTGCCCGTGATTTGGGGGGCGGAAAAAGACGATGATTGGCACGACGAAAAGGTGTGGGCAAAATGTAACCCATCGCTAGGCGTGTCAGTGAGTTTAGAATTCTTGCGCGCCGAACACGCCAAAGCGCAAGAGCTGACGGGTTATAGTTCGCAGTTTCGCCGGCTGTATTTAAACCAGTGGACCGAAAGCGAAACGCGATGGATCAGCGCCGAGAGCTGGAACGCTTGCGCGGTGCCAGGCTTAGACATTGAATCACTGGCGGGTCAAAATCTGTATATCGGAATGGACCTCAGCACCACCGTGGACCTTACTTCCATAGCTTGTATATTCACGGATGAGGAAGAAAATGTAACGTGTATTCCTTTCAGTTTCTGCCCCGAAAACGGTATACGCCGCCGCGCGAAATTAGACCGCGTACCGTATGAGGATTGGCGCGAGCGCGGCCACCTAGAGGCAACCAGCGGGGACGTGGTGGATTATGACGCCATCGTGAATACTTTGCAACGAATTGCGAAAATAGCAAAGTCTATTATACTGTGTGGGTATGACCCTTGGAATGCCACGATGTTGGCAACCACGTTGCAAAGCCAGGGGTTTAAAATGGTTGAAGTGCGGCAAGGTTTCCGAACAATGTCGGAGCCGTGTAAGAAATTAGAGAGTTTAATTTTGAGTGGACGGCTGAAGCACCCAGCGAACGTGGTGCTTGACTGGTGCGTAAGTAATACGGTTTTGGAACTGGACGCGGCCGCTAATTGTAAGCCGAGTAAAGCAAAGTCAACGGAACGGATAGACGCGTGTAGCGCGTTAGTAACAGCGCTCGCGTGTATGTGTTCAAAGGATGCGGAAAATAATACACCCTCAATTTATGAAAGCAACGATCTAAAATGGCTCTGAAAGATTTATTCTTACGCGCTTTTAAGACTCCCCCGCGGGCTGACTTCGAGGAAAATACTCAAATCGGTATGCCAGTGGGGCCGAGTATTCAGAGTTATCTGAGCGATTACAGCACAAGCAATATAACCGTAACGCCTGAGAATGCGATGAGCGCGCCGAGCGTTTACGCTTGCGTCAAACTAATTTCGCAAACCATCGCGCGTATGCCGTGGATGGTTCTAGAAAACGACTACGAAACAGGCACCGCCGAGCCTGATAAAGAACACAGTATTTACGGGCTACTCAACGTGGAAAGTAACGAAGACCAAACGGCCCACACGTGGCGAGAATTGACCGTATCCGATTTATGTTTATACGGGAACAGCTACAGTTTTATTCAGCGCAACGCCGCGGGTGAAGCGGTATCGCTAGAGCATTTGCGCCCTGATTATATGTTCATGCAGCGCGACCAATCCAACCAGCCGTATTATCAATATTATTCTGGGTCAGTGAGTGAGAAGGCGAGCGATTCAGTCAAACAGAGAATGTTCCGCCCGTTTGATATTTTACATTGCCTGACCGCCACGGGCGGCGATGGCATTTTAGGCATGGCGCCAATCGCGGCGATGCGTAACTTAATTGCTCAGGAATTGGCGCTGGAGGAATATGTTGCTAGATTTTTCGCCAACAGCGCAAGGCCAAGCGGTATACTAACGATGGCAGGCACCCTGAGCGCTGAAGCAGCCGGGCGATTGCGCGAGTCATGGCAGAAACAGCAGGGCGGAGTATTTAACAGCGGGCGCATTGCAGTGCTAGAAAACGGCCTTACGTTTAATCCCGTGTCGACGAACATGGTAGAAAATCAGATGATTGACGTCCGCAAGTATTGCCGGGCGCAGATCGCCAGCGCCTTTGGCGTCCCATCGTTTAAGATTGGCGCCACTGAAAGTATTTCCTACTCCTCACAAGAGCAAGGTGAGGCGGCGTTTATCAGTTCGACGCTTGCCAACTACGCCAGCATTATAGAGCAGGAAGTAAACCGCAAACTATTTAAGCGCGGCAGCGATTATTATACTCGTATAAATTTTGACGATTTACAGCGGGGTGACCGCGCCAGCCGTTACAGCTCGTATAACATTGGTTTAACTACAGGCCTACTCACTGTCAATGAGGCGCGGGCGTTGGAATCATTGCCGAGCATTGGCGAAAGCGGGGACACAGTGCGCGTACCGCTGAACACCACAACGCCAGGCGCGGCGCCTGACGGTCAAACGCCGGCGGCGGCTGGAACTGTCCCGCCGGAACAAGGAAGTGAAACCGGGACACAAACCACGCCACCGCCGGCACCTTCCGACAGCGCGCCTATTATCGCCGATACCGCCCTCAACGGCGCACAAATTGCAAGCATTTTGGAAATTCTTGGGAGCGTGTCAACGGGCGTATTGTCCAGCGAAGCTGGCAAGGCTTTAATTCTTGCGGGTTTCCCAGCGCTTGACCCCGCAAAGGTGGACGCGGTATTGGCTGGCGTCAACGCAACAGCGCCAGCGCCAACCAAAGCGGCGCCAGCGCCCGCGGCGCCTGTGGCGCCCGAAGCGCCCGTAGCCGAAACCAAAGCGCTAGAGCTGTTCCTACCGAGCGCACAAGCCGCTATGGCGCGCGCGTGTGAAGCGGAGGCAAAGTACCTGGCGTCTTGCCGGACGCCCGCCAAGGTCCAGCGCTGGCGCCCTGACGTGGCGCGCCTAGGCGCCGAGTGTTCCCCCATATACAAGGGGCTGTTAAGTCTATTGGGTGGCGTAGGTGACGGTGACGGCGCCGCTATCGCCACCGCGTTTGCCGACACGATTGAGCGTGAGGCGCGCGCCCGTAAAGATGACTGGCACACAGTAGGGCATATCGCCACCGCCGAAGCGCTAGCGCGCCGGCTGATTTCCGAAATTATCCAAACAAACCGAAAGGCGCCAAATGAAAATTGAAACACGAAAAGAAGTACAGGTAAAACTAAATGCAAGCAGCGAACCACTGCCGGGCGAACCTCTGAAAATCGGAGGTTATGCCGCCAAGTTTAATAACCCTTATGACATGGGTGACTGTTGGGAAACCCTTGCGGCTGACTGTTTCGACGCCAGTAAAGATAATCCTAGTATTGTTTTGCTCTGGAACCATGACACTAGCAAACCACTTGGACGCGTGAGCGCCGGCAACCTACGGGTATTCACGGACGAGGTGGGTTTAGGCTTTGAGTGTAGCCTATTGGATACACCTAGCGCGCGAGAGGTACACACCTTGGTAGGCGCTGGCGTTTATAATCAATGCAGTTTTGGATTTATATGCGAACAGGAAGTAATGATTAGAGAAAAGGGGGCGGCAAAACCCACACGCAAAATCCAACGCGCGAAGCTGATGGAACTAAGTCTAGTTTGCTTTCCCGCAAATCCTAATACCGAGGTTCAGGTTCGGGAACTACCCAAACAAAAGCGACGCGTATACTTGCCGCCTCAGTTTTGAACCATACTTGCGTAAACTGCAAGTATAGTTATACTGTCACTAATTAAATATTGCCTAGCCGTGGCGCCTGACGCCGCGGCCTAGAGTGGAGCAATGCGGCGCCCTGAGCGTAGCGTAATCCAGCGTACTACTTTTATACTTAATAAATGGGTTTATACCCACAGGAATAATATGAACAAACCACTTGACACAGCATCCGAAGATTACCAAGCAATTTACAGTAAGTACCTTTTGCGCGGCCGCAATATGCTTACTGACGCTGAAACTCGCGCCATTTCCGTAGGCGCTGGCGGCGCTGTAATCGCTGGCGCTTCATGGGCCACGTTCATTGATAATGCCATGACTCAGGACACTTTGCTATCGCGCGTCCAGCGCGTTGAAACCACCACTAGCTTTACGCAGCCAGTGCTTACCACAAACAATACTTTGAACACTGGAGTGGCTGAAGCAAGTTTAGGAACGGGTGGTAGCCCGTTGTTTACCAAGACAGCGCAAGGCACCGGCACCAGCGTTACGGAATACACCTTTAGCTTGAATAAGGTTACTTCATGGGTCAAGGTTTCTAACGAATTGCTTAACGATTCGCAAGCTGGGCAAGACGTCGAAGCATTCTTGCAGCGTGAACTTACTTCCAAAATGATTAACGAAATCAATCGCCAAATGGTTGTGGGCGCTGGTAGCACGGAATGCCAAGGCGTTTACAATTCAGCGCGCAACTACGCGCGCACTGCCGCCACAGGCGTGGCTACAACCAACACGATTAAAGACGTGTTGAGCGCCGCGTGGCTTTCAGGCGCAAGCACAGATTCACCTATGGACTATGAGAGTTGGCGCAACAGCATAGCGGTGGTTAATTCACGCGCGCTAGGTTCATGGGACCCGTCAGCGTACCCCATCCTATTCCCAACAATGAGCGGCGCCATGAAAGAGGGAACGGTATACGAAGGTTTGCCAGTGGTATACCAACGCTTGACTACCAACGCTTCAATCGCCAGCGGTGAGCCGCTAGTGTGCTTCGCCGATTTCACAAAGTATTTACTGGCCACGAACGTTGGCGGGTTTAGCGTGGCGCGATATGACGAAACTTTTGCGGACACAAATCAGACATTATTCGTAGGAAGTGTGCGCGCCGATGGCGCCTTACTAAATGCAGCTGGAGTATTAAACGTTACACGGAGTTAACTTTTCATAGATACCTACCACCGCGGTAGGTATCACGCTTCGCGTTGAAGCAATGATATTACCGCGGTGTTTGAACTTTTATAAGGAATGAACAATGGCTAGTGATTACAAAACAGTGTTGACGAAGATGGGCGAGGTCTACCAAGAAATGTCAGCATTGGTAGAGGCTGGAAATGCAATGGACGCTGGAATGTCAACTGAGCAAGAAGCTCAGTATAATTCTCTCAAGGCAACCTACGCCACGCTTGGCGCACAAAAGGCGCGCAATGAGGAATTGATGGGCATGGAAAATACCGCTAAGAATACTCCAGGCGCGCCAGTGGTTCGCGAGTCTGCAAAGGTAATCGACGCGCGTGAAGCACAATTGAACAAGCAATGGGAAATCCGTAGCACCGAAAGTTACGCCTATGCGTTTGAGCAATATCTTCGCAACGGTGAACACACAGCGCCACAATTTATTAGAGCGTTGGGTGAAGCATCGGGCCAAGGTGGTACGGTTATTCCGCCAGTTGAATATGATGCACAGTTGACCGCCAAGATTCAGACGCTAAATGCGGTCCGAAATTGCGGAAGCAAAATTATGAATTGCGGCAGTTTTCAACGCAATGTGGCCGTGGAAGCCACGCAAATGGTTGCGGGCTGGACCGCGGAAGCTACAGCCCCGTCAGAAAGCTCGCCAACCTACACCGCCGTAACGCTTACACCTAAGCGCCTGGCGGGTTTGTTGAAGGTTTCCAACGAGTTAATTGAGGATGCCAACGCCCGTAGTTTCAATATGCAAAGCATCATCGCAGAGCAAGCCGCGCGTATTCTCGCTGAAACTGAGGAAACTGGTTTCCTTGTAGGTACAGGCGCAAGTAATCAACCCGTTGGTATTACAACCGATGCGGCGTTGACCACTAGCGCAAGTGTTATTACTGGTCCAACAACCAAGCAAGTGATTGATTGGATTTATGCATTGCCGCGACAATACCGCAAAGATGCCGTAATTCTTATCAATGATAATACTGCTTCATTGATTCGACAGCTTCCAAATATCGCAAACGGTTTGACTAATCTCTTGTGGGTTAATTCAACGGATCAATCCGAGCCGGACCGCCTGATGGGTATTCCAGTTTATATTACCGCTGGCTTGGATTCAGTCGGCGCCAATAAGATTATTGGCTTGATTGGTTCGTTTAAAAATAATTGCGTGATTGGTCAACGCAGTAATTTTGAGATGAAAACCCTTCGTGAGCGATACGCTGACGCAAATCAAACTGGCTACCTTTTCCAAAATCGCGTCGATATTGCTCTCACACTGCCAGCGCTTGCGTTTAAAGCTTTGAAGTGTGCGGCCTCTTAATCACTGGTTTACTTTTGTATATTTGATTTCACCCCCCAAGCGCCTAACCGCGCTTGGGGGATTTCATGGAAAACGTCAAACTAATAAAGGCGGGTAGCACTTTGGCTGAAGTTTTTCCACTTGGAACTATACTAACGGTGAGCGAAGCGGAAGCCATAGAATTGATTTCTACGGGTGTTTGCGAGCGCGCCGACAGTAGCGACGATTTACGAAGCGCCACACAGCTGGCGCCACGCACAGCGACCAGGAAGGGCGTTAAGCGATGAGCCGAAGCAACGCCGCCGCGGCGCTCTTGTTCCGCCGCAAGGGCGATGGTTCCACGCTGAATTTAGATTTTACAAGTGGCTCTTTGGATTCCCGCGTGGTGCTGACACGATCAGCGAACACGGCGACCTACATCAATTCATCGGGCTATGTCACTGCGGCCGTGGCAAACGAAGCTCGGTTTGAATATGACCCGACGACGCTGGCGGCTAAGGGGTTGTTGATTGAGGGATCAGCTACAAATTTAGCTACATATAGTTATCAATTAAATAACTGGACTGGAAATTTAATTTCGACAGTTGTGCAGGATGCAGATTTAGCTCCTGACAATACAGCCACAAGTTATAAACTTTTAATTCCAAATACTACTAATTCCGCAGCGCATAGAATTGCTAAAACAATTTCGGGTTTGACTGCAAGCACACAATACACACTTTCATTTTTTTATAAAACCAAAGGTTATAATTTTATTACTTGCTGGGATAATACGGAAGGTGTCATAGGCGGAACTGTAAACGCTTCAACCGGAGCGGTGCATTCAACAATGAGCGGCGGAGGTACATTTTCGTCACCCATTTCTTATGGCAACGGTTGGTATAAAATTTCATTGACTACCACCACCACCGCAACTCAAACTAATTTTAGTTTACAATTTCAAGTTTATGAATCTATGGTAGGAAATTACGGAGTTTCATATGCTGGAGATGGAACCAAAGGTGTATATATTTGGGGAATCCAAGTAGAAGCGGGTAGCGCGGCATCATCTACAATTCAAACATTAAACAGTGCAGTAACCCGCAACCCCGACCTTGCGTTAATGACCAGCACCAACTTCTCAAGTTGGTTTACAGGTGGAACTACAGGCACATTCTTTGTGGATTGGTACGGAGGCGTGCGCGGAATTACTTCGACAGTTCGCAGCGTCATTTCAACTAGCGATCAAACAACTAAGCATTTGCATTTGCAACAGGTCAGCGCAGCGGGTGCGTTAAAGGTTGCGGATTTTGGAGCGGCGCACAGCGTTTCAACTGCCAACACAATCACAAGCGGCGCAAGAACCAAGGGCGCATTTAACTTTGACGGTGCAACAACCACCGTTAATCTTTGCTTGAATGGTGGGACTGTTGCCACATCGTCAGCGATTGCGTTTAGCGTGGCGCCTACATGGCTTGTCTTGGGTGGAACCAGTACAGATGGTTCAACGTTGACAGATTTAACTACGGTTTTAAATGGCAGTATTCGCCAAATCAAGTATTACCCAACCGCGCTGACCAGCGCGCAACTGATTGCGATGTCCACATGATCGACTATTTTCTACGCACATCGACCAAGTCAAATATGGAATCGTGCTTGCTTGCGGCGGGTGTCGCAACCCGCAACGCCAGCGGCGACATCATCGGGCAATGGGACGGCGGCCGCGTGGACATTGATTTCATTGGCTCAATTTATTCCGATGGTGATGTAGTTGATTCCCGCTACCACGCCAACCTACGCGTATGCGGAGAACTAACCCAAGACCAACTAGACGAGCTACCCATACTTGACCCGGCGCCAACCACACCTATGAGGGTATTCGCCTAATGCTAAACACCACCGTAACCACCGCGCCAAGTTTCGAGCCGATTAGCCTGGCTGTGTCGAAAACACACTGCCGCGTCTATCACAGCCTAGATAATGACACATTTGGAACAGGCAGCGTAGGCAGCGGTTTAATTACCACCGCCCGCCTGATGATTGAAAACGAAATACGCGGACCAATTCCCAATACTGGATTTACCACGGTGTTTGATTCTTGGCCAGTGGCGCGCGAAATTGTGTTACCGCGTAGCCCGCTGGTTAGTGTGACTAGCGTTACCTATGTTAATACCGCCTCAGTAACTACCACGCTAAGCGCGTCCACGGATTACATTGTAAAGAGCTACAACGGGATGGGGCGCATTCTTTTGCGCGATACCGCAAACTGGCCAAGTGATTTACATAATGGCGGGGAGGGCGTTATAACGGTGGTATATACCGCTGGCTACGGCGCCAGCGCCGCGCTAGTTCCCGAAGCGCTGAAACACGCAATTCTATTGCAGATAGCAACGCTGTATGAATTCCGCGCGTCCATGAGTCCAGTAGCTATTACGGTCAATGCAACTATTAAAAATTTGATTTCGCAATATAACAATGGTAACTATGTATGAATCCGGGTCTTATGCGTACCCCGCTGGTGCTAAAGGTACGGGCTAACAGCACAAGCGTTTACGGTCAGAGCGTAGCCAGCTACAGCGGGACTACCCAGCTGTTCGGTCAAATCACGGACGCCAGCGCGGAAGAAAAGTTAAACCACTTAAAACTAAACATGGTGGTTACCCACAAAATCACCTGCAACTTTTACCCTGGTATTAAATCCTATGACCGGTTTGAAGCGCAGATTAGCAGGGATGCTAATAACGCCACCATTACCGCCACGTTTGAAATTATCAGCGCCCTGGACTATCGGAGCGAGGGACACACTTTAAATTTCATTTGCAGAGAAATTGCAACATGAGTCAAGTAGCGGACCTAACTAGATTTGCGGAAGCGCTGAAACTTGTCAAAGGCAAGAAGGTTAAACTTATTGCTTTCCGCGCGATACGTGAGGCGATCATACCGGTACAGCGCGTGGCGTCCGCCCAATACGGACAGGCGCACGGGCTACATGATCAGGGTCAATCTGAAGCTAAAATAGCGTGGCGCTGGGGCGGCAAGAGTAGGCACACGTTACACCCCATTGGCGAGAGCCGGCGCAACCTAGCTATTTCAATTGCTAGAAAAGTACCTAAATTAAAGATGATTAGAGGCGGCCAAGCGTTTTTAGGGAAAATGTGGGGGCAGACTCAAAATAGTTTTTTACTTGAATTCGGAAGGCGCAAAGACGCTTTAACGATGTATCGCGGCTGGGGGCTGATGACACGGGTGGTAGCCACCATGTCCGCACACGCGCAGAATGTGCTAGCTGAAAACATCAAAAATGAAATTGAAAAACTAAATAATCAGTTTTGGCGCGAATTCGCAAGGCCAATTAAAGGTATGAAAAAATGAAGTTTATTCAAGCCGTCCACGAATCCATTAAAAGTTGCACGTCAACCATGACGCTGCTGGGCGGCACAAGCAGGGTATTCCAGTCATACGCGCCGGTCACAACGGCCCTACCTTATATCGTGGTGGGGGCTGAAAGTGATGAGTATATGTCACCCACCCTAACGGGTAACACCGACACAATCCGAAAAGCGATGGTGCCTATTTCGATAATAACCGTTTCGGTGAATACTTCCGCAACAATAGCAAACGAGTTACGGGTTGAATTATACAACGCATCGGGTACACTGCCCGTAGCTGGAATAGTTGTAAAGAATATTCACGTTTCTACTATGAGTTATGACTGGGACCCAGGGGATGACGGAAGCGAAACTGGCGCCCATATTTGTGTGGTTAATTTAATTTTTATATATACATCTACTACGCCAGTACCAATCGACTTGAGCGGGACGTAGTAGCAAAACTTTTAAGGAATTTTATAATGGCAATTGCAATAGGAAATGGCGCAACTTTGGTAGTATCATCATCGGCTACACCCACAACAAACGTGGCTAGCGTAGTTAGTGTTTCTTTCGATGGTCTGAAAGTGACCACGGTGGAATCCACAGTTTTGTCCTCAACGTATAAGACGTTCCTTCCCGGCATTATCGACGGTGGAACCATCACGATTACGTGTAACTCAAACACTTCGGACACGGGTCAGTCATTGCTAACCACGAATATGCTAGCTAAAACGTTGACCTACTTTATTCTGACGTTTGCCGATGGCAGCGTGATTGGCGGTACCACAGGTGACACTGCGTACGTTGAATCGTACAAGACCGATGCGGCCGTAGATTCGATGCAAACAGCAAGCTGGACACTTCGAACCACAGGCACCCTACAGGTAGCATAATGTCAACGCGCCAAAAACTTTTAAATCTAGTCGCAGTTATACCAACTGAAAAGGTTGAAATAAAAGGGGTTGGCACCGTCACATTGCGGGGATTAAATGCCGGTGAACGGGACCGCTGGGAGCAATATATTCATAGCACCCGCGACGAAAAGCGCGGGGTTATTAATTTTAGGGCTAGTTTAGTTTGTCGCACGATTCTTGATGAGGGCGGCGCGCGCGCCTACACGGATTCGACAGCTGACCTAGACGAAATTAGCACACTCCCAGCGGCCGTAGTGGACAAACTATTCACGGTATCGCAACGGTTAAGCGGCCTTGGCGCTGAGGCGGATGCGCTGGAAAAAATTTAAGCCAGCGGCCGCTACGTAGATTCATGCTGACGCTGGCGCTCGAACTAGGTAAGTCCATATATGAGATCGAACAAATGCCCAGTAGAGATTTAAGCGAGTGGATAGCGTATTCCAAATCGGAACCAATCGGCCGTGAACAGCGCGCCGATCTACGCGCCGGCATTACCACCGCGGTAATCGCAAACAGCCACCGCGCCAGTGGCCGCGCCTACATTGCCCAAGACTTCATGCCATTCCCACAGAGCAAGCCGGTAGGCGTTTCGCCCGTGGAAGCAGTGCAAGAATTCAAGAGAAAACTAAAGGCACTAAAAAATGGCTAACGCTGGTTCCATCGTCGCTAGTTTAATTCTAAACGCTGACGGGTTCAACGCTGGGATTGACGCGGGTATTGCCAGCGCCAAGAAGGGGAGTTCGTCTATTGGCGCTAGCCTGGACAGAATTAACAATAAGCAGCTAAACGCGGCGAGTACCAACATTCTTAAAAACTTTGTCAGTCCAGCGGCGCTGGCGGTTGGCGGCGCCGCGATGGCTACCAACCTAATTAAAGGATTTTCCACCGGCGCCTACAAGGACTGGAACGAAGCGGGTAAGGGATTGATGGCCCAACTATCCGCAGGCATTAAATCTATTCCCATTGTGGGGACATTTTACGAATTAGGCGAGGCGATGGGCAAGGCGTTTTTTGGAGTAGATGCGGAAGTAATTGCACTAGAAAAGGTTGAGAAAAAAACCAAAGAAATTATTGCGTTAGTAAAACTTTTGGGCGATGAAAAAAACCGAGTGGCTACTCAAGAGGAAGCATTGCAAGCGCGCTTAGATTCGCAAAATAAAACAGCGAATCAAATAGAACTAGACTCCATAAAGGCAAAGGGCCAAGCCGCGCAAAAGGTTATTCTTGATGGTTTGGTAGCCCAAAGAAAAGCAGAAATACAAGCGGAAAGAATTAAAAAAAATACCGTGGTTACTGAAAGCGTGAACCCTGAAACGGGACAAACATATACTGATACATCCGTATCAAAAACCACAAAAGAACAAGCTGACGCAGATTTTGACGCATTGTCAAAGTTTAAAAAATTAAGAGAGGAAGATGCGGCAACAGCCGTACAAAATCAGGTTAACGAAGCTAAGGGATTACAGGACAAAATTACCGCAAATCAAACTATAAAAGATTTAAATAAAAAAACCGATGACGAAAAACAGGCAGCGGCTAACGATCTAAGCGCCATTCAATTAAAGGCGCACCAGGTCAACATGAGCGCCCGGGACGTCATGCTAGACAATCTTAAGACCGCTAAGGGCATGACTAAAGAAATGAAGGAACAGTACGTGCTGGCGTATGACGCAATAGAAGCGGCAAACGCATTAAAGGAGTTAGACAAAGAGCGCCTAGACGCCAACAATAAAACTTCCAAAGCGGCTGAGGACGCTGCCACCGCTAACGCTTCCGTAGATGACGCAAAAGCCAAACTGGAAATGGCAAAGCAAAAGGCGGAATCAGGCGGCGCCACCGATGTTTCCACGGCCATAGGCGGTGTGAAAATCCAAGGTAGTAGCGATTTCTCCAAGAATAAAGCGGTGCAAGACGCGGAGGAAGCGCTAGCCAAGGCGCAAGAAACAGCGAACAACACTCAAAAGACGTACGAAACGTTACAGGATATATCAAATAAATTAGGTGGATCACCATGAGTATAATTTTAGAATGGACTGATCAAGCCAGGTCAGCCACGTTTGATAGCGGTAGATGGTCAGCGACACAAAACTACCTTGTAAGGGACACAACCAATCAGGCTATTTCCGTTACTGATATTGCGAGCGATCCGTATTTAGCCGTTTACCAAACATTTGGTAATAGCCATGAAGCTATTTCCGATCTGTTCCGTTTTACTTCCTATTCAATTTCGCCCGCTGACGGCGGAGGAAACAAAATATGGAACGTGAATATGACCTTCAACAGCACATCAGGAAGCGGTGAAGAGCCAGTTACCACGGACGTCCTTACAGAGTTGGAGGTGGGATTTACTTCAATTGAAGTTTCCATAGCGCCGGTTATGATAGACCAGTGGATTATAAATCCAGATTTACCCGCTTCCGATGCTTTAATAAACAATCCTGATTTAACAAATTTAATGGACGGTGGCGGGACTATAGTTTACGCGGGTAAAGACCCTGTAACTTATGTTGGTTCAGTAATGAATATATCCGTACGTAATGTAAAATGGGGGCGCCCAGATTATGAACTCATTGCAGCTTTTATAGGTACACGCAATAACGCTATTTTCACAATAGGGCAAAGTTCAGAATCTAATCAAAACTTGGCTTGTGCTAAAGGCGCGTTACTGTTTACGGGCGCCAGCTCAAGCCGCACCGGGCCAAATCAATACGAAGTCAACTATCAATTTGTGTATGACCCTATATTTTTTCACTTGCGTCAACAGCCGCTAACTGGACCCGAAGGCGTAACCACTATTCCCAAGACGCCAGGCGATCCACCTGGCGCTGCTAATCCGTGGCGCGCTAGCGTGGTTTATTACAAACAGCCATTTCATAGTGTTTCTGATTTTTCAAGTCTAGGTTTAGTCACAACCTAACATGGACATTAAAGCCAACATCAAGGGTAGGTTTGGCCCGTTGACGCCGCGCGCGTTTAACGCGATGGCAAACAAGGTAAACGAGAAGGCAAAGCCTACAACCATTCCCACTGGCGCGGATTCGCCTACCGTGTTCCTAGCGATTATTTTAGATAATGAGGAAATCATAGCTGATAGACAATGGAAATATGAATGGGCGCGGGCGAATCAAGCTAACGACACTGACTATTTTCAAGAGCTGCCGGACGCTAGTTTGACGTACGAAAATACCCAGGCGTACGCATACAACGGGTGCGAAGCAGTACAGCAGGAAGAAGGGTCAATTGACGGGCCTGGCATAACACATACTTCAATTCCAGCGGGGTTCGCATTGCAACCAATCGCAGATGGCACTTGTGTTTTGATGTTAAAGGTTCCTGATTCAAACGGTGTTTTGCGTTTTGTATTTTCAGTGGCTAACGCGATTGACGGGGAATGCTCGTAATGGCGCCCGCGAAAAAAACATCATTGACGCCATTGCAAACCGTGGTGTTGTACGGGCAGCTGCTAGGAATTATAATCGCATTGGGATTATACGTAGTTGACATCGGGCGGAAAACGGCAACCCTTGACCGCATAGGTACTGACGTTCAAGAGCTACGAATTATAGCCGCTGATTTAACCAAAGCCGTTATACGTGGACAGGCTATAGATGAAAAGCATACTGAGGCTATACTAGCCCTCACTGTTAAGATCGACCGATATACCGTTAAATGAAAGGTGAACTATGGATTCTTTTCTTGGCAACATTTTCTATACTGTGGTGTGTGTGGCTGTGGGTTATATCTGCGGACAAATTTGGAGCATTGCGGTATTTAAAAAATGGTTTGGCCCAAAAGACTAAACGCTATTATCTGTGTTGCCGGCGCCTTGTGCGCTGGCTGTTCAGCTAGCCGGCAAATTGCAACCAGCGCGGACCATGCGGCGGCGCTGGCGCATTCTGTCTACACGCGCGCGGAGTGGATTACCACCCACTCAGTCGAGCCGGACACAATCAAGGCCGCTACGGGCATCCAGGCTGACGCGCTGGCCATCCTGGCTGAAACGTCAGATATAACGGTGGCCGTGAGTGGCGTACGCGATATACAAAACCCGCTAATCACTGTTGCTATTTGGCTGAGCGCGGCGGTGGTTTGCGCGGCGTTGGCTTTCCTATTTTGGCAAAGCGGCGCCGGTCAATTCCTACGAATTTTAGTAGGGTGGTTGCCCCAGCGCAAACGTCAAGAGGCGGACCTAGCGCGCAAAATGCTAAGCGATGACGCCGCCACGCCGCGCGAATTTGTGGCCGCTAAAATCGCTAGCGACCCGCTATTTCAGGCGGCATGGAAGGCGGGCGCCAAGTGAGTCTAATGGGTAGAATTTGTTGTACGTCTGGGGCTGTTTGTAATTGTTTACCATCTAGCTTTTCTATTTCTTTTCCCGCATGGACTCTAACCGGTGGTTACAGTATTACAGCTCAAACCGTTGTAGCGTACAAATGTTGTTTTACTACTACTCCTAATAATCAAAATTATATTGTATATAGAATTAACTCTATATATATAGGAACAACTACCGTATCAGGTTGTACGACTAATGTCTATTTTAATTTTTTTATATTATATCCATATATAGTAAATCCTGGATGGTCATGCCAAATAAATTGCAGGGCTTATTTTTCATATTCACTACCAGATTCCGCAACATTACCAGCCTGTAATTTGTGTTCGACTACTCGCACAATAACAGAACTTACTTCCTGTGATGGAATTACAAACGATTTTTTGTGCGGCGTTGGGAATAGTTATTTTTGGGGAACCACAAGAAACTGTATTAGTTGCGTAAGTGGTACCTATGACAATTTAATTAGTAGTAGATTTTTAACTTTGAATAATGTTTGCGAAGTACCAGCTACTATTGATCTAACAATTATTGGCGGTACTCCTAATCCTTTAATACTTACTATTACATGATCACTTGCGACCACTGGACCCAATGCGGAATACCGAGCGGCGGCTGTTGCGCGGCTGGTCATTACGGCGGCCAGCCATCGTTAGGCGTTTGCTTGCAATGCCCGCACCGCCAAGTAAGTGGCGCCTTGATAGACGCCGAAAAGTCTAAGCTTGAACTAGCGAAGGAATACGCGTTAGTGGAATTGACACACGCCACTGAAGGGCCAGCCAGTGAGGCGGACGCCGCGGCGCGCCTGGCCACTTGCATGGGGTGCGAGCATCGCGCCACGGATTACAAGGGGCAAACGGATACGGTGGGGTGGTGCCGGCGCTGTTCATGCGGCGCCAACAAGCGCGCCAAGCTAAGCGTTAAAGTGACACTGGCAGGGGCGTCTTGCCCGTTGACGCCGGCTAGATGGGGTCCAGTGCCAGGCAGCGGCGCCACCGTTGCCAGCGCGGTGGGCGCGGTGGCGGGCGTGGCGCAAAGCATCATTCATAAATTAAGTGGCGGGTAAACCTAGCGTTTTACTGCGGAATTAATGGGCTTGACAAAGCCTATTAGGTGTGTCATGCTGTTTGAATGTTCAAGGTCACATTTCCACAAGTAGATTCTGAGAGCGCGCCGCGGGCGTCCGACCTTGAACAGTTAAACGCTTGCGGCGCGCCCTCACAATCTAGAAACGGATTGAAGATATGACACAGCTAGAGATTCTAAATAGTTTGCGTAATGCTTTGCACAATGTGTTGAGTGATTTGTTTATCGTGGCGCCTGATGATTATTTGAACAGCGACAATTTTATTAACGCCCGTAATGCTTTGCGAAATTCAGTGGATTCAATAAAGGCTTTTAATGCAATTAAGGATTCTGCAAAACCGCAAACAGTAAACAGTAAACTTTCAAAAATTGGTACTCGTAAAAATGCAAAACCACGTTTTAATTATGACGCTGAAGGTAATCATATTAAAGCACAGGATTTAGTAGCGGGCCGTTTGCGTAGATATATGGCTACAAACACAGAGCCGCCAATTATTTCAATAATTTGTAGAGAATGTAACGTAACCAATAATGGTCATATAAATTCTTTTGTATGCGCCCAGCCTGATTTAGTTTTATTCCTTGGGAAATTTCCTAGTTACAACTGGATGCGGTTGCATAAAAACAAGTACGAAGATTCTTTAAATGGAATTAAAACAGCTTATACAGAAATGACAACTTTAGCAGGTGTAAAATAATGAACTACAAAACACAAGAGCAATGGGTAAAGCGAGCGGAAGACGTGGTACTCGCCATGATTCACCTGATAGATCAGTCGAGCGAATTTCCGAAAGACGATTACAAGGCGAAGGCCCTACGCCGCGGCGCAATAGCGATACAGCTAGTGATTGCGACCAGGTTGCAGGACGTGATTGACAATCTAGACGCCGACAAAATCGCAAGCGCCACGGATGTGCTGGCGGCGGTGGCGAAGGCGGCGCAAAATAAGACGGATGAAACCCCGCTAGTTAAGACTGGGCAGGGTGACACCGAGCGCATGATCTATGAGCGGGATTTGATTGGGGAAGTCAACAAACTATCAGCGATGCGGAAACTTACGGATATGTGGCGCCAAAAGAAATGGGGTACGAAATGACATTTTCACCTTGCATAATTGAGAATATGCCAGCGGCTGAGTACCACTCCATGCGGGAGTGGACTGGGTCTAGCGTGTTGCGGAAGTTGGCGAGTAGCTCACCACTACACGCGCACCACTACGAAAACACCCCTATTAAGGGGGCAGCGCTTGATTTGGGTACGGCATTCCATGCAGCAATGCTGCAACCTGAGGAAGAAATTTACGTCATAGCGCCTGAGTGTGACCGCCGGACAAAGGAAGGTAAAGCGCTGTGGGCTGAATTCCAAGCGGATCACGGCGGGCTATTGATCATTGATTCCGAAATGGGCGAAACCCTAAATGGGATGATCGCCGCGGCGCAAGCCGATTGGCGCTGGACCCAAGCGCTGAAGAAAACCAAGCGCGAGGTATCCGTGTTTGGCGATTTTGGCGGGCCAATTAAATCACGGATGGATGCTTGGAAAGAGGATTTGATTATTGACATCAAGACGAGTAGCGACCCAGTGGACGCGGGAAGTTTTAGCCGTTCAATGGATAAGTTTGGTTATGCCCAACAGGCTTGCCACTACCGCGAGTGTTTAAAATCCTCACTGCGTTTGCAGAATAAATTGGTCTGCGACAATTATAGTTTTATATTTTTGTGCGTTGAAACCAAAGCGCCTTACGGTACCGCCGCATATCGCCTAGATGATTTGGACATGGATTTACATATGTCCAACCTAGCGAATATGAATAAGTGGTGGCATGAGTGTAATGCTGCCCAGTCTTGGCCGGGCTACCCACAGGAAAATATAATGGAACTGCGTTTGCCTGGCTACGCGTTAAACAAACTTACCTTACAGAATGGGGGACCGCTATGAGTGATATAATCGTTTATAATAACCCGTCCGAACAATTCTCAAATGCCGACGCGTTGGTTGAGCAAATGCACAAGCGCGCCAAGCATTTAATACTAGACATCAGGGGCAAACAGTACCCGACAGTAAATTATTATACTGCGTTGGGCTGGGCTTGCGGCCTTACGGCGCGTGAGGAAAGCGTAAGTAAAGTGGATACCGCCGATGGTAGTATTGAATATGAGGCGCTGATTTCAATTCGACGCGTGAGCGATGGCACGGAAATTACACGTGGTAGTGCCATCGCAAGCAGTAACGAGAATGCCCCTTGGGCGCGCGCCGCATTCAGCATCCGAAGCATGGCAATTACGCGCGCTGTGGGAAAATCCTACAGGTTATATCTAAGCGTTATACCCATCATGGCAAAGATTGAATCGTGTAGCGCTGAGGAAATGCCGGAGCTGCCAGCGCTGCCGGCGCCTGAGCGTAAAAACTCACAAGGGTTCCCACTTCCAAATTCAGTGCCAACGGGCAAAGCCGCGGGCATCACCGAGCGGTTCAGCGCGGCGCGTTTAGATGAGGAAATAGACAGCCTGGCGGTTGAACTGTGCGGCATAGCTGACCAGCTGGGCCATGACACCACGGCCGCAAAGTGTCGCGCGCAGTGCGCCAAGGGCGCCGCAAATGGTAGCGAAGTAAAAGAGCGTTTACTGGCGAAGATTAAATCAGGCACGGAAAAACTTATAAAGGAAAGCAAAAAATGAAAGCAGTATTTTCTAAACAGGATGCGGGTAAAACGTTTACAGCGGGCGCGGATATTTTGCTAAAGACGGGTGCCACGCACACGTTTACAATTACAAAGGCAACGGAAGAAAACAAGCCGTGGCACCTAAAGAATTTCCCGTCGAGTGGGGGTAACGCATTGTGTCTATGGCTTGATTGTGAGCCAGGCGGTCGCCCGCGCATATTCCACGATATCCCCGTCAATATGACCAACGCGCTAAACGCTTTGCTGGCGTCATGCGGCCAGCCATTGCTAACGGAAAAGAATGCGGACATGAACCCAAGCAATTTAGAGGGTATGAAAGTGTCTTGCATTGTTGGCCAGTACGAAGGCAAGACTGGTATTAAAAATACCATTACGCAATTCTTGCCGGCGCCAAGTGGTAAAGCGGTGGCGGCAAAGGTAAAGGCGCCGGTGGTAGATGATCAGGATATTCCGTTTTAAAATAAACCCCGGACGGCGGGCGGCGTCAACCCTCCACGGTTGACGCCGCTAGCTTTATAGCAAGGACGCTAATGAAACTGAAGAAAATGGACGGCAGTATAGCCGATTTCTATTTAGGGTTATCTATTGGGCTGTTTGGAATGTGGTGGATTTTATACCAATGGGGTATTATAAATGCCAACTGAAGATCAAATCTATGAGGCGTTATTATTCCTCGAAACTATATTCAGCGCTGAAGATATAATTGAACTGCGGCCGCTACCTGGCGCTGGGCAAAGCGAGTGGGTTACGCTTGCGACGGTAGCGGAAGCGCTTAAGAAACTAGCGGTGGTATTCAACGACGAAGCACGTAGGACCCATGCCTACTTCGGCGCTAATCCCCGCAAGAAGGCGGGCGGCAGTACCCTCGACGGAGTACTGTTCGCCCGCTGTTTGTTTGCGGATTTTGACGGTGGTACAAGTGTTGAACAGGCGAAAATTCGTATCACTGATTCCAACCTGCCGGCGCCAACTGTGATAGTGGAAACAGGCAACGGGTGCCATGCGTGGTGGCGCTTGAGCGAGCCGATTACGGACGCCAAGACGTTCACGCAACTACAGAAAAGTTTAGCGGCGCGCCTAGGCAGCGATAAGGCGGTGGTGGATTTCCCGCGCATCATGCGACTGCCTGGCTTTATAAATTGGAAGTACCCCACCCAGCCGCGCGCCAAGTTAATTGAAGTGGACGCGGGGCGGGTCTATGAAGTGTTGGAATTTGAGGAAGCAAAGATAGCAACCCAAAGCATGAGCGCGCTGAGCCGGCGTTTCCTAGAAACGGGTTATTGTTTGCCCGCAGGGCGCCGCCAAACGGTGTTCACGGTGGCTTGCGATTTACACGCGCGCGGGTGGGAACGGGAACACGCCGCGCGTCTACTCATGGTTCAGGCGGCGGCGCTGGGCTTGGACGCTGACGGGCTTGCAGATTTACCACGCCAAATACGCAACGCCTTTGGTAAAGAGCGTACGCCGATCATGGACCGCGCTGAGGACACGGCGCCAGTGTTTGATGACACGGATACCGCGCAAGCTGACACACTAGCGGGTTGCATCCATGAGTGGCTACACAGTAAAGAGCTTCCCACCATTGAAACGAATACCTGGCTAGACATTGCGCTAGGCGGGCTGAAGCGTGGCCAGTTGGTTTGCTTCACAGGCGCGCCGGGCGTTGGCAAGAGCGCGCTGGCGCTACAGATTGTGCTTGATGCAACACGCGCCAACCCTGATTTAGTTTCCGCGTGGTGCCTAGGCGAAATGACCAAGACCGCAATAGCCGCGCGCGCAATTGCAAATTGGGATACCAATGCACCGGTAACGTTAGACCAAGCAATACAGAAAACAGAGGCGGCGCAAGAGGTGGCCGCAAACCTACACGCGTACGCCGACAGAATAAAAATTATAATGCCACCATTAAACTTTTCCAACATGGCGCAAGTGGTGGAGCGCGCGGGCGCCAGTATACTTGTTATAGATTATTTGCAGTTGGTAAACGGTATAGACCCGCGCGCTGACAGGCGTACGGAAATAGATAGCGTCATCCGTGGCGTACGGGCGCTAGCGATCAGTAGCAATTTAGCCGTGATCCTAATAAGCAATATGGCGAAACAGAATGGGGAGTACCGCATAGGCAACATCGGTAAAGAATCAAGTGAAATTGACTACCAAGTAGATTCGTTATTCGTTGGCGAAATTGCATTAGACGAGTCGCTGCTAGAAAACGGGAAGAAACGGATCACCTGGCGCTGCATGAAGAACCGCCACGGCGAGCAAAAGGATTTCACCACCGCATTCTCAGGCGCCCACCAACAATTTGAGATTCTAGGGTAATGGGCAAGGGCGTCTACACGGGCGCATTGCCCACTAAGCTAAACAAGAAACAGCCGCGGCGCAGTGGGTCCATGAAGGAACTGAACCGCCGGCTAGGGGAGTGGATGAATACCCACACCATGCACACCCTGAGCAAGCCAGCGCTGCAAATCCTATTAGGGTTCAGCATTCGCGGCCGCTGGGATACG